CCGTACAATGCTATTGCGTTCTCTGGGCCTATCGCTGTTTTTGTCAGTGTGTTTCTCATCTATCCTCTCGGACAGTCCAGTTGGTTCTTTGCACCGTCGTTTGGTGTTGCAGCGATATTTAGGTTCCTACTCTTCCTACAGGGCTTCCATAACTGGACGCTCAACCCATTCCATATGATGGGTGTTGCTGGTATCCTAGGTGGAGCACTACTCAGTGCTATTCATGGCGTAACTGTGGAGAATACTCTCTATGAAGATGGGGAACAGGCAAATACTTTTAAGGCTTTTGACTCTACGCAAGAGGAGGAGACTTACTCGATGGTTACTGCGAACCGTTTCTGGTCACAGATCTTCGGTATTGCTTTTAGTAACAAGCGTTGGTTGCATTTCTTTATGCTCTTCGTTCCCGTCATGGGTCTCTGGACTAGTTCTATCGGTATTATTGGACTCGCTCTTAATCTACGTGCTTACGACTTTGTATCTCAAGAGATTCGTGCAGCAGAAGACCCTGAGTTTGAGACTTTCTATACAAAAAACATTCTTCTGAATGAAGGACTCCGTGCATGGTTAGCACCAGTTGATCAACCACATGAGTCATTCGTATTCCCAGAAGAAGTTCTACCAAGAGGTAACGCACTGTGATTAAATCACTCTTCAGTTTTATATTTGCTGCGGTGATGTGGGTACAAGTCCCACAGTGGAGCGATGACTGGAGTAAGTGCGCTGTTGATGTACCAGACACAGCATGTCATTGGTACATCACAGCACCTGATAGCACCATGGGTGTTGGATTCAGTTGGGAGAATGCCCCTTGGTTCAGTGCTGAAGGTCTCCTAGACATTGGAGAGCTTCACAACACAGTTCAATCATTACAGGAAGCATGATGAATAGTTTTGAAGTCACACTATACTTCATATGCTTTGCTCTCATTGCTGGTGGTGCCTTCGCTATGATGTGGGCTAACATTCAATCTATTAACATAGAGATGAGGACTCCTCCCAAACCAAAACATCCTGAAGCACCACAAGCAGGTGAAGAGTTGATGTATGTAGATCTGTCTAGAGAAAAATTAGAAGATCTCTATAACCAAAATTGACTTTTTGTTTCTATAAAACGGGGAAAAAAATTCGGGTAAAAATTTGACCCATATAGTTTTCTCTGATATAATTAGAGCGTGAGCAAAATAGTAATGGAATACGTCTCATTTGAAGAGACAATCGGAGTCTACGATGGAGATCAATCTGTCGTAGACTCTTGTTTATCTTATGTGTATGAACTTAGGGATCTATGTCCTGAGTCAGATGGAAACTCAAACCACGGTGGGTGGCAAAAGGATATCAATCATCCAATAAGAAACGTAATTGAAAAAGAGTTCAAAAAATATATCAAACACTATCTTGTAGAAGAACCTTGTTGGATATCATTTACTAAAATTTTCTGCAATATCAATCCGCCAGGTTCATCTAATACCATGCACCATCATAATGTAGGTGAATTTAGTGGTGCCTTCTGGTTGAAAGCAGAGAAAGATGCAGGTGATCTTATAGTAATGAACCCCTATCCTAATAAGTTTATCAATACTTGTACGATAGCAAAGAAAGATTATAATGCTGCATACTTTAAACCACAACCCAATAAGGGTGTGTTCTTTAACAGCAACCTTATACACTACGTTGACATCAACAGATCACAAGAAGACAGAGTGTCCATTGCATATCACATTGGACTCCATTACCTGTAGCATTGACCCATATGGGTTTCTCTGATATAATTAGGGGGTGTAACGCCTTCATTTTTTTAACTAAGACTCGATGACTCAACTTATTACACGAGATGATCCAAGGTACTTCACTTGTACTAGTCCTGATCCTTATGATCGGCATCGTTATCGTATAAATTATACAACAGGAGACTCAGTAGAGTTTGATGACTTTGAATCCATGAATGCACACTGGTTTCAAAGTCTCCCACATATTCTAAAGAACGTAGAAGTGCTAGACAAAAAGAAAACAACTGGTAAACCAAAAGGATTTTGATTATGAGTAATGCTATTGATGGCGAGACTGCACTGAAAGGTAAGAAAGTTCTTGCCTACACGTTGGCTGGATGCGTCCATTGTCTACACCTTCATGAACTACTAGAACGTTGCAGTATTCCTGACGATCGAATTACTTTTGTTGATGTTGGTTCTGATATTAGTAAGGAAGATTTTGCGAAACTATTTCCTGACGCAGCGGGATATCCGCACGTAGTTGTTGATGGAAAATCCATTGGTGGTCTTGTAGAAACTGCTAAGTGGATGATCAAGAAAGGGTATGTCTCTAGCAATAAGCATGGATAAAGATGCTATAAATAAAGGCACAGAGCTTATGCTTAGGAGGAGGCAGCAGCAAGAGCCACCGTCCCCAGTATTAAAACAATTAGGGACAGACGTATCATTCTCTCTCCTGACTCGTAAGTTTAATTTTAAACTCAGTCTTAGTTGGGAGAAACTATAGACAACCAAGGAGTTGAACATGGAAACGGTAACAATCCTCTTTTTCTCGGCAACAGCATCATTTATGTTTTTATGTGTCGGAATTGTCGCAGGGTGGACAGCAAAAGACTTCATGCATGACTACTTCTATACTGAAGAGGAGCAGTTAGCAATGCATCCCGAAATGTATGACCAGAATGGTCAATATATAAATGAGGAATTACTTTCAGTGAAATTTGTTGATGAGGAATACGAAGATGAAACTTTTGATTAATGAGGTACTACAAAAAGTATCTAATGCAAAAACAAAGAAGGAAAAGATCAAGCTCTTACAAGATCACAACACTCAGGCGCTACGATCAGTTCTGATTGTTAATTTTGATGAGTCTATTGTATCCATGCTCCCTGAGGGTACTGTCCCATACCAACCGAATGATGCACCCCTAGGGACAGAACATACAGTTCTTGAGAAAGAGTGTAGACTTCTATACCACTTCTTTAAAGGTGGATCAAGCATCGCTCAAACTAAACGTGAGTCAATGTTTATACGCCTTCTAGAAGGTCTCTCAGCAGGTGAAGCAGAGGTTCTGTGTCTTGCTAAAGATAAGAAGCTTGGTAAGCGTTGGAAGGTCACCAGAGCGTGTGTAGAGGAAGCATTCCCACAAATTCAGTGGGGGAATCGTTCCTAATGGGAAAAGGTTGTAAGATTCTTCATGAAGATTGTGATCCAACTTTGGGTCAAGATAGATCTCTCCCCTACAATAGTTTCTTGATTGAATATAGTGTAGAAGGTCTATCTAAGTTTGATATTGCTTCTGGTGCTGGACAGGTAGATATCTTTGATGATTATTGGGATAAGTATGGTAATAATTTTAAAACCATGAAACCTACTGAGGGAAGAATCAATCCTAAGAATTGGGATCCTCCTGGTACTAGTGATAAGAAAAAGAAATGAGAAAAAATATTTTTTCTGTACCAATCTTCGAGTTTGAAGTTGATTTGAATTTTATTAGTGTACCTGTAAAGGACGAAGACTACCGTCCTTTGTGGGAGAGTAGAGTTCCTTCATCTTTTGCTGGTAACACAAAGGTTCCAAAAGGAACTTATCAATATCTTTCTACTAAAATTATTGACTGTCTTAGGACACTTAAAGATCCAGTAGACAGAATTGTAATTGAAAATCTTTGGAAAAATAAGTATGATGTGAATGACTTTCAAGGATATCATACACATTCACATACAACGTGGAGTTTCATTGTGTATGAAGATGTAGAAGAGGGCAAGACTCAGTTCTTTAACCCTGCCTTCAGTGATATTCAAAACCAATCACCTAATGGTAACTCATATGAGATGCCTGCAAGTTACATGCCTTGTCTGAAGTCTGGGTGGATGGTGTTGTTTCCTTCATGGATTGCACACCAAGTTTTACCTGGGAATAAAGGAACTACTATCTCAGGCAACGTTAAAGTCTACGTAGACACTCGTTAAAAAAAGTTTAAACATTAATAATTGTATCTGATGTTACGGTTTGCACATACTAAATAGTTGTGGTATAATAATACCATCGTTCATCCCACTCTTGGGTGGGACGCAAGTAAGTCGCGGAACGGAGCCGTTCATCCTATGCTAGAGATACTATTCTATACAACCCTCACTTGTGCTCAAGCTGATACAATTATGTTTCGCATGAGAACAAATGAGAATATTCCTCCTGAATTTAAGGTGGAATTGATTGAGGTTATGAAGGAATCAACGCCTGAATGCTATCCATGGGACGCACACGACTGAAGGAACGGGGGAATAAACCACCCTATCTTCAGGAGTAACTACAATGAACACCCTTAACTTGATTCGTAAGCAGATTCAAAAAGCATCTGCACTGCACAATGCACAGATTACTCACACCTCATATCGTGGTGTGAAGTATGATACTCGTTGTGTAGAATCGAAAGAGACTCACGGTACATTTTGTTATCGTGGTAAACTTTACACCAAGTAAAGTAAAACTTAATACAATCATGTAAAGAGAGGTCAAGTTACCTCTCTTTTTTTGTACAAAATGTGTAATCGAACACATTTTAGTCTACATAGTAGTAGAATTATGAGGTATAGACATGAACCCAAACCCTCCCGTTATTATGGTTCATTGTATGGAGGAAACCAATGCACAATCTATTATCGCGATCTCAATTAGATGAGTGGAGACATTTTGAAGACACTCTTGAAGATCTATCAACAGAGAATGAAAAACTTAATGACTACTATGAATGTCTTGTCGAATGCGATACGCTAAACGCTACACAATGTAAAAGAATTTGCAGGAGGATCCTGATCTAATATGCACATCTAAATGATAGGGGGGGTTGCGACCCCTCTTTTTTAATGCTAATATATACTTAAACGAACGTCGTTTATGGACAGAGAAAAACTAAAAGCAATCTACAAAAATCTCAAGTCTCTATGTAATGCTCTAGAGTCAGAGATTTATTCTGACCCTGAAGCCTATACAACTAGACCAAAAGATGCTAGACTGGGGTTTGATCTTTCTGGCGATGACGATGATGGATACCCCGACTAACTATCAATGACGCGCTTTAAAGATCAAATTAGACTAGCAAAGATGGCGCTTAAACAAGCGAAGAAGAAACCTGATCTGTATACTGAAGAAGAACTTCTATACATGGCTCTTCAACTCAGACGTGCTAAAATACAATTAAAAGCAAAACAACTACGCCGCAAGCAGGAGAAAGGTTTTAGTAATGAACTCAGTAAAACTCTTAACAGTGACTCCCGAAGCGGAGAAGACGATGGGGTACGTAGCGAGGGTGAGCAACCCCAACAACCAGGACAATCCTAAGGTTGCAGGTCTGCTATCCTATTGCATCAAACACAACCACTGGAGCGTCTTTGAGCAGGCACACATGACCCTGGAAATTGAGACTACTAGGGCAATTGCAGCTCAAATTCTGAGGCACCGTTCATTTACATATCAAGAGTTTTCTCAACGGTATGCTGATAGTTCTATGTTGACAGAAAAGATTCCTTTACCTGAACTTCGCAGGCAGGATACAAAGAACCGTCAAAATTCTATTGACGATGTTGATGCTTTCACTAAGCAAGAACTTGAGATTGCTATTCAAAGACACTTCGAGTCTGCTATGGATCTTTATCAGCATATGCTTTCCGTAGGAATTGCAAAGGAATGTTCGCGTTTTGTGCTTCCTTTAGCAGTTCCCACAAAAATCTACATGACGGGCTCAGTCCGTTCGTGGATTCATTATATCCAATTGCGTTCCGCTAATGGTACGCAGAAAGAACACATGGACATTGCATTAGATGCACGTCGTGTGTTCTCTGAACAATTCCCTATAGTTTCCGAGGCACTTGAATGGCTATGACTGAACCAATTACAGTAGAAGATTACAAGAATGTGAGTGACGAATTCTTCCAGAAGTATAACTTTGTGGTTGAACGTATGGGTCCTGGTCCTAATAAAGCAGAGGACGTGCTGAAAATAATGGAAGCACTAACAGGACAGGTGATGAAACAAAGAGTCAAAGAAAAACTTGGACCCTTTGGTTTTAACAAGGGCAAAAAAGAAAACCCAGTTCCATAAAACTGCAAAAAATTCTTCCGCTAAAAAATGACTGAAAACCCTGATGGCGATACATAAATTATTTCCCACGCCTGTCTATATGAAGCAGGCAGTAGGTAACACAATGAGAGAATTGAATAACGATCTCTGGAGTGTTTATGATCCAGATAATATGGTGAAGAACATTAACACATACAATCCAATTTCATCTCATGATGTTTCTACTGATTCGGAAGGTAATTTATTTGCATCTAATATTGTAAAAGAAACACCAAATTTTACTAGGTTTTTAGAGAAATCTATCATAGATTATTTGTTGGAACTTGGAATGCAACACACCATTCCATTTGCAATCACTGAGTCTTGGTTTACAAGAACATCTCAGGGAAAACATGCACCCATTCACTCTCATGGTAACTCAGATATTTCTGGTGTTTATTACTTGCAGACTAATGGGATGGATGGTCAGTTAGCACTCAGGAACCCTCTGAGTCCTACTAACGGCAATCTAGTTTCTTTTTTAAATAATATGAGGTGGGGTGAGAAAAAAATGCCTCTTAAGAAGGGACTACTCATGATGTGGCCAGCATATCTAGAGCATTCCACTCATACAAATAATACGCCTGAAGATAGAGTCAGCGTTAGTTTTAATGTTACTATAGCTAGACCACCATATATGAATACTTACCCTGGTTCAGATCCTCACAACAGATCACACCTTTACAACCCTTAATTAAAATGCCCACTTATCCTGTTAAAAATTTGAAGACTGGAGAAACTAAAGAACTCCACATGACCATGAAAGATTATTGTACCTGGAAGGATGAAAATCCTGATTGGGACAAAGATTGGTCCCAAGGTTGCGCTGCTGCCCAAGAGGTAGGAGAGTGGCGAGACAAAATGTCTAAGACACATCCTGGTTGGAAGGATGTGATGAAAAAAGTTCAACAGGTCCCAGGTTCTCAAATCAAAGGTTGGTAATATGCCTAGAAAGCAAAAACAGTACACTACACCAGTCCCTCCAGGAATGAGTAAGAAACAGATCAAAAGGAGGCGTCCTATTAATAAAGGATATCTCTTGGACGTTAGTCCACTCACTAAAAACCAAGAACTAATGTTCAATGAGTGGGAAAACGATAAGAATCTGTTCGTTTATGGATGTGCTGGTACAGGTAAGACATTCATTGCATTGTATCTCGCTCTTCGTGATGTCTTGGATGAAGAGTCACCATATGATAAAGTTTATATTGTTCGCTCGCTAGTTGCAACTCGTGAGATTGGTTTCCTTCCTGGAGATCATGAGGATAAGTCATCTTTGTACCAGATTCCGTATAAGAATATGGTCAAGCATATGTTTGAGATGCCTGATGATGCATCGTTTGAGATGCTTTATGCAAACCTCAAAGCACAAGAAACTATCTCGTTCTGGAGCACATCTTTCCTCCGTGGAACTACTCTAGACAATGCTATCGTCATTGTTGATGAGTGCCAGAACCTGAACTTCCATGAACTTGATAGTTTGATCACTCGTATCGGTCAAGATTCTAAAGTCATCTTTGCTGGTGACGTTGCACAGACTGACTTGCAGAAGACTGCAGAGAAGGACGGCATCCTTGACTTCCAACGCATCCTACGAGAGATGGAAGAAGTTTCTATGGTTGAGTTCGGTATTGAAGATATCGTTCGATCTGGAATCGTTAAGTCTTACCTTATTAATAAAATCAACTTAGGTCTATGATACTATTCAAACACATTGGTGACCCGAACCCAATTGAACTAGAGTCTCAAACTGATAAAGAGACAGGCAAGAGAGTCTACGTTACCCCTTCAGGTAACAAATATCCTTCGGTCACCACTGTGATTGGAAGTAACAAAAAGAAAATGCAAGGCATTATGCGATGGCGTAAGCGCGTTGGAGAGAAGGAGGCTAATCGTGTCTCCGCACAAGCAACAGGAAGAGGTACAAAGTACCACTCTATTGTTGAGGACTACTTTAATAATGAGTTGGATCTAAAGAAATTTAAATCTGCTCCGCTCCCAGTTCTAATGTTCCAGCATTCTCGGTCTACTTTGGATCGTATAAATAATATATACTTTCAAGAGGTAGCGCTCTATTCAGACAAACTTGAATTAGCAGGGCGCGTTGATTGTATTGCTGAGTTTGATGGTGTATTGTCTATCATTGACTTCAAAACTTCAGCACGAGAAAAGACGGACGAGAGACTATACGATTATTTTGTTCAGGAAACAGCATACGCTTGTATGTTACTTGAGCAATACAACATCCGTGTTGAGCAACTTGTAACTATTGTCGCCTGTGAAGATGGAGATACACAGGTGGTAATTCGTCCCGTTAAGAAACAATACTTGGATTCACTCCTTCAGTACATCGACGAATATAAAGTTGCCCATGGAAAGAAGCAAACTACTGGAAGATAAATTTATGACAACTGCGAGATTTTCGCAGGAAGTGGAGCGTATAGTTCTGAACAATAATGACATGAACTATATTGATGCTATAATTCACTACTGCGAGGTGAATGAGATTGAGTTGGAAACCGTTCCTAAACTCATCTCTAAACCATTGAAAGAAAAACTAAAGTTTGATGCACAAAAGTTGAACTTTATCAAACGTACTTCTAGAGCAAAATTAATGTTGGTATGATGAGTGAATTTTTTAAGTCCGAGATGGTTCGTGGTGAACTTCAAGAGATGATGGACCTTCAGCAACAATGTTTTCGTTATGCAATGAGTTTTCCTGTGCTTGAACGAGAGCGCAGGATAGAGTATCTTGAGATCCTGATGTCTCTCCTAGAGAAACAGGAAGTCATGTATGCTAGAATGTCCCTGAGTGACGACGAGGAAGCACAGACTGTGGTAGAGAACATGCGTAATGCTGTTGTTATGCTCGGTGGTGATCCTGAACTGACGGTCAATGCTATGTTCTCTGACCTTAGAAAAAAAGTCTCTGTCATGATTGGTAAACTAAGTGGCGAAGAGGCTTGACGCCCGACTCTTCGCCCTTTATAATGTATGAGTGATAGGGCATCACACAACCGTATCCTAACTATCCGAACAATCCTATGTCTTTTTCTGATTTAAAGCGCAAGTCCAATTCAAGTTTTGAGTTCCTGCAAAAGGAACTTGAAAAGTCCAGCACTAACTCTAGTGCCGACGAGAGGTTTTGGAAGCCCGAACTTGACGCTTCTGGTAACGGGTTTTCCGTTATCCGATTCCTTCCTCAACCTGAGGGGGAATCTCTGCCCTGGGCAAAACTATACTCACACGGATTCCAAGGTCCTGGTGGTTGGTTTATCGAGAACTCTCTCACTACTAAGGGTGAGCAAGATCCTGTGAGTGTCTACAATAACAAACTGTGGAACTCTGGTACTGAGAGTGATAAAGAAATCGCACGTAAGCAGAAGCGTAAGCTCTCTTATTACAGCAACATCTATGTTGTGCGTGATCCCAAGAACCCTGAGAATGAAGGTAAAGTCTTCCTCTATCGTTACGGTAAGAAGATCTTTGATAAGATCATGGCGTCAATGAAGCCTGAGTTTCAAGATGAGACTCCTGTGAATCCCTTTGATTTCTGGGAAGGTGCTGATTTCAAACTGAAAATCAAAACTGTTGCTGGTTTCTGGAACTATGATTCTAGTGAGTTTGCTGCTCCTGCTGCACTCTCTGGTGATGATGAAGTTCTAGAGAATATTTACAAGAGTGAGCATAGTCTGGAAGCATTCACTGCTCCTTCTGAGTTTAAGACCTACGAAGCACTTGAGGAACGCCTCAACCTAGTCTTGGGTCTCTCTGCTGCTCCTCAACGCCCTAGCGTTGAAAGTGAAGAGTATGAACCTCAGCAGGTTACACAGTCTCCGTTCCGTGAGCGGATGTCTGCTCCTGCAGAACCCACACCTGTTGGTGGTGGAGAAAGCGATGATGATGCTCTATCCTACTTTGCACGTCTAGCAGAGGAGTGATATGGATGTAGTCCACGCTTGGAACTCCATGTCCTACGGGGAGGGGTTCCTCTTCTCCGTATGGGTCATCGGAATGTATTACATTAAACTTCGTATGGATAAATTCATTCGATGAAGAAAGTGCTAGAGGTTGTCTTGCACCCTGTTACAATCCTAAACTTAACTTTTGTTGGGACCTTAGGATTGATTCAGGTAGTCCACACTAAAGCACACCTTACTTTAGAAACAGATGTGCATGGTCATGTGCATCGAGCACTGAAAAAGAACCCAGAAATAGCAAGGTCTAGTTGCTACGAATTGGGTTTTTGAATTCCATAAAAGAGGGAAATTTTTTCCCTCTATTTTTTTACCAAAAAAGTCGCGTTACTTTAATGTAGACTTTAATTGTTTATTCAGATAAGCAGAGCATTTTTTATATTTGCTCTGCTTTTTTAATGATTGAATTAGGGGATCAATGTATTGTGGCTTGATAACCCAGATTTGTCGTTTTTCCTCATTCTTCCTTACAACCTGTTCCCACCTAGAAACTGCAGATGCTACAGATGATCCAGACACAGTAACAATGGTATTTGCAGAATCGCCGTTGTGATACTCGAAAGATCCGTTATAGAACGTAGAATCGACTTTTTGACCTTTTTTCAAAACTGCTAATCCAGCAGAATTCTTCACATCTTGGGATATTTCATAGTACGCCAAATCGCTGTATACAGTAGATCCATATTTGCCCTCTGCCCAATCTTGTAGGACGTGCTCATCCATTGGCCAATCTTCGTAGATATTGATGATATTATTGGTTAGAGCAATAACCCAATCAAGTTCTGGTCTACCATAGATCTGATCTGCGATAAACTCTATTCTTACGCCTTGATTTACCGCGTATTTGTTCAAATATACTGTGTAGTCAAAAATATCCTCATTTATTGAATATCTTCTGAAGAAGTTATTTACTTCAACAAAGTCAGAAGATGAAAATGGGAAACTTTGTGGTTTAACATCATATTTGATGTTTGGTAAAATAGAGAAATACATTAGTTACTTACCCCTAGACCTTTGTCGATTTGAGATTGATAGATGATCTTGGTTTCTACTAAAGTAATAGACAATTCTATAGATGTTGGATAACCACCAATTAATGTAGAATATGACCCATCTGGTGTGAAGTTTACATCAACATTTGTTAGAGCACATGCTTTATATTGGTTGATGTACGGGTTTTCAGTATCTCCAGTCATATACTTAAACAAACATAGATTAGGAACAGATATAAAGTTATTTGACTGTGAGAATTCTGCAATTTGATCTTGAGATAAAGGTGCTGCAACGGTTGTTGCATTCTCATCTGCCGCTCTTCCTTCACCTCTATTACTACCAGTTGTGGCTTCTTGACCAACAAAAAGATCAGTTAAAGTTGCTGTTACATTACTTGTTCCACCAGATCTTGCATGTGCGTGGAATTGGAATTTTCGGCAAATTCTGAGCATGTCTTTTGCTTCTTTTTCAGATCTTGCCGCCATTTTAAATCTAAAACCAATATTACGAAGAGAAGGACCACCAAATAATAGTTCTACATTTGGATTTAGGATAATACCAGCAGTTCCTCCTAGAATATCATTCATACTAAGATTGGTTTGAGCACCAACGTTATTTAATCCCATTTGTACAAGTCTTGCTGCACCAGTAGTTGGTAGTGCATTTAAACCACCCACACCAGCTGCAGCATTTTGCGCTGCAGCGCCAAGTCCTCCTCCACCAGTCAGGTTTGCATAACCAGATAGCAATCCAGCAGCGGCATTAGTAATCTCTTTACCACCCCATGATGTACTCATAGATGTACTAATATCTTGAGGCATATACATAAAAACATCATCTTCTTTGATGTGCTTACCTAAATTTCCGTCTTTACCTTGCAAGTATCCACTATTTCCCGAACCGCCACGTCTAAATGGTGGTTTATATGTGTAGAATTGAAATCTAATGTAATCCGTCTGAGAATTAACTTCTAAATCTTTTGGATATCTAATAGCTTGTGTAGTGGACATTAGGTAACTTTAGAGTTTTGCATTCCATCATAAAATTCAATTACCCTAGGGATCTTGAATGCTGCTTTTTTGGTCTTCGCTTTGTAAGTCTCGTCCCAAATCTTTCGTTTTGAGTATTCTTTCTTGGATTGAGTAAAGATAAAATTTTCTATAGGCAAGAAAATTGCCGTATCCCATTCATCTTTACCTAGGTCAAGATAGCGACCACTTACATTACTACTCAAATATTTATGGAGACAGTTGGGAGGAACCTTGAGGAAGTCCTTTTTAATTAAGTTATCTATAACTGTGTATCTTGCTTTTGGACCCATATAATGTAGATTAGCACCTATAAAATGGTCTGCTTTTCTATCTATGACGTAAACTAGAGGGAATGTATCGTAGAACGGAGTTTTTGACGATGCTTTGTATTCAAAAAGGTATAGGTGTCCTATTCGCACTTCGGCGCGGAGTTCATTAACATCTTGGAAGTCTTTTGTGACGGCATCGTCGTATCTCTCGTCACTTTTTAGTAGATCTAGAGTGTAGTTCTTCGCAATCAGTTTAACCTGGCGGCGATACCAAGAAACTGAACGTTTCTCTCCTTTTGCTTCTTCTTCTATTTGTTCAAATATTGTTTTAGACATTTAGGTGATCTTCCGTTAGGATCATGAAGTTCATTCTTCTATCATCGCAATAATCTTCTGCTGCTTCCCATTTTGCTTTGTTCTTCATGTATGTTAGAACATCACGTCTCCATGAGGCAGTTTTCTTTTTAGGATTTCTATCAGGACCAGCAACTTGCTTTTTGGGTTTCACTTCAATAATATACTTTTTATATTTACCCTCTTTGTTACGTACTTTAATGTAAAAGTCTGGGTAGTATCTGTGAACCCTTCCATCAGTAGGACAACGATATGGTATGATAATCTCTTCACTTCCCCACTCTACAACTGAAGCGGTTCTATCACAGAAGATCATAAATTTCTTCTCCCACATAGACCTGTAAATAATCCTGGTTGGATTACCACGGTACTTCTTAGGGTTAGAAGGTTTATAGATTCCCGAATAAGCCATAAATACTATAGGTCACATAATATTTAGAGCTAGTGCCTTCGATCAATAACTTAATTCAGAATATAGCAAAAGGTGGGGGCATGGCGCTCTCCACTGGATTTTTTGTGAAATTCAGTTTTCCTGACCCAGATGGAGTAGTTACTAATTTAAATTCTTTAAAGTGGGACACTGGATTTAATTATACAGAACACTTTTTGGACGAAGCGAACCTACCTGGAGCACAAGCTGCTACTGGTCAAATGACTGGAAGATTTATGGGTGAAGGTGTTACACACTACATTCATCAGAAGATGTTCACAGATCTTCAGTTTAGTTGGTTATGTGATGCTAATATGAGTCCTTACAAGTTCATGAATACTTGGTATCAGTATATTTTCCAAGAATTTGATACGGATGGTAAGTCAATTGATACTATTAGTGATACTAAAAATGCAACTTTTGAACAGATGATGTCTGTTCAACCAGAAACTTACAATAGAACCACAAGATTACGTTTTCCTGAAAACTACCATGCAACTGTTAGAATTGCTAAAGTAGAGAAGGGTCCTAGAGGGGATATTGATAGAGTATCTCAGGTTCATTTGTTGCAAGAAGTATTCCCATATTCTGTAGAAGCAATCCCACTATCATTTGGAATGAATCAACTTGTAAAATGTAGTGCGAATTTCTACTACGGAAAGCATAGAGTAGTGTATAATGATATTAGTAACCCAACACCTGGAGTTTCAAATCCAGCATCTGCTGCACTCGCACAAAACTTCTTAAATCCAGATGGAACGTTCAATTTTGGATCATCTGAAATCTCATAAATACTTAAAATCGAATTTATTATGGCTTTACCAAAGGTAACCGCACCTACTTACGAGTTGGAACTACCGTCAAGCGGTAAAAAAGTAAAATATCGTCCCTTCCTAGTAAAAGAGGAAAAGATTCTCCTCATTGCTATGGACGGTAAAGACGAGAAGCAAGTCACTCAAGCAGTCATTGATACTCTCAGTGCCTGTGTTATTACTCGTGGTGTAAAACCAGAGAACCTTCCTAGTTTTGACCTAGAGTATCTTTTCCTTAAGATCCGTGCCGCATCTGTTGGTGAGGTTGTAACTCTTAATGTTACTTGTCTTGATGATAATCAAACTCAGGTTGCATATGATCTAAACATTTCTGAGGTTGAAGTATTCAAACCAGAAGGTCATGATCCTAAAATCATGATTACTGATAAGGTTGGTGTAATCATGAAATACCCAAGTATTAGTCATTTTATCAATACTGGAATTGTTGATAATAGTGATGATATGGATGGATTGGATTTTATTGTCTCATGTGTTGATCAGATTTTTGAAGGTGAAGACGTAACTGAAGCGAAAGACTGTACTAAAAAAGAACTAACTAATTTTATTGAGAGTATGACTCAAGATCAGTTTGATCGATTTACAAAATTCTTTGAAACTATGCCTAAACTACAACATAGTTTTACGGTTGTGAATCCAGAAACCAAGAAAGAAAGTGAATACACTATTTCGGGGCTACAGAGTTTTTTCGCATAGCACTCTTCCATACTAATTTGGAAGAGTATTACCAGACAAACTTTGCCTTGATGCATCATCATAAATACTCTTTGACGGAGCTAGATAATATGATGCCTTGGGAAAGAATTGTGTACGTTGCACTTCTATCTCAGCATCTTGAGGAATTAAAACAACAGAGCAACCAATTCTAATGGCGTCAGGAACTCAGGGATACGAGGCGGCTCAAGGAGACATTATTGAAAGTCTCATTGGTCGTTTTAAAAATAGAGATAAGAATAAAGCAAAGGGAGATACAGCTCCTCCTAATCAGCCTGCCTCGATTTCTGTATCGACTCCTCAACAAAAAATGTTGGTGCAGGGTAAAACTGTTCAGCAGTTGATGCCTGGATCGTCTGCTCTTGCTACTACAACTGGTGGAGATATCACCAAATACAGTAGCGAAGGTGCTGAAGTTCTCCAAGCTGTGGTGAGGGAACAACAGACAACTAACCAGTTACTACAAGCACAGAATCAACTACTTCTGCGTGGAAGTAAAGGTGGTGCTATTAGTAAGTTTGATAAGCAAGAAGCAGCATTAGAAGAGACAGAAGATCTGTCTGATACTCAAGGATACGATAAAGCAAAGGAAAAGAAGAAGGGGTGGTTTGGTCGATTATTAGATGGAATTGCAAGATTTTTAAAACCTATTCTTAATGCTGTTCTTGCTCTCGCTCCCGCTATTGCAGCGGCAGCAGGTGCAATTGTCCTTGCAATTAAAGCACAAGCAATTGCAGGAGCACTAGGTAACCTCGCTAAAGGTATGCGAGCTGCTAAGGGTATAAAACCAGTTACTGTTAGAGATATAACTAATCAACCTAGAGGAGCATTAGCAGGGTCTAAATCTCAACTTGCACTACCTCCTGGGACAGTAACACCATCATCTTCGGCACTATCAACAACTAAAGTAAAACCAACCGTATCTAACGTTACGAATGGTACTAAAGCACTTAATCCTAGTACATCTCAGGCATTTAATCCTCAAGCGGTAAAACCTCAAACTAGAGCTCTAGAACCAATTGAAGTTGGAAGAGGAAATTTTAAAGGAAATGATAGAACATTTAATGCACTTAGAGAGCAGGCTCAGAGAGGTGTACCTGAAGAAGCAGCAAATGCTAGAAAAATCCTACAGAACAAGGGTGCTAATGTAAAACCAGTAACTCCTGCTATTCCAAAAGGTGTAACAAATTCTGCTGACGATATAGTTGGTGCAGCGGGTGATATTGCTAAAACTGGTAAAAAATCTGGATTGAGATTTTTGATTCCTGGTGCAAGTGCTATTACAGCAGGATTATCTCTGATTTCTGGAGATTACGCTGGCGCTATTGTTGATTCTGCCGATGCTGCAGGTGATCTAGCAGTCGCAACAGGTGCTACAGGTGCTGCTGCTACAGTTGGAACTGCTTTAAGTGCTGGTGCTGCAGTCATTGGTGCTGGTATTACATCATCTTACGTTGGTGAGTGGACTCGTGGTGTTGGTGATTGGATTCGTGGTGATGGAAATAACATGGCGTTGAATATGGCGAGTGGTATTGTTGAAGGATTATCTGGAACACTTGAGACTATTGGTGCTCCATTCCGTGCAATTTGGGAGTTCGTCAACTCTGGATTTAACATTGAGAAATCCAATGATGTGATGGCGGAAATTGATTCCAATCTTCGTGAATCTTTCAGGCAAGGACTCAATATGTTTGACGGTTTGAATATTATTCCAGACGAAAAAGGTGCTTTTGGTACACTGGGATTGTATGGTGACTCTGCTAAGAGAGCAGATGCTAAGATGCGTGGTGAAGGTGAAGTTAAGAACGCTAGTGGTGGTTCATACTTCCTAGACAATCCTTCTAACTTTGGACCATTCCAAGGTGGTGAAGCAGGTGGTGAAGTTGTTACCTTTACTCCGTTTGGAGGAAGGAAACTTGTTAGTGAAATGGGTGCTCATATGACTGATGCACTGCAAGCACCATTCAAATTTGCTATTGGTGGTATTGCAGCAGCAATCGATAAAGTTGTTGGTATGCTTGGTCCTATCGGACAGTTGATGAAGTCAGCAATTGGTCCTACTTTAGAAAAACTAGTAAAAGCATCTGGACTCACTGGTATAAATCTTTCTGTGGGTGGTCAGGGTGGACTTAACCTATCAAGTTTGTTTGGTGGCGCATTCCAAGGATTAGGTTCTATGTTCCAAATGCCTTCTTTCTTACGTAGAGATGGTGGTGGTGGTGGTGGTGGTGGTCCTAGAGGTGGATCAACTGCTGGTAGTGATTCTCTTAATGTTGGAGGTGGAGGTGGACAACTTCAAGGATTGACTGAGGAAGACTATGTTCAAATGGCTAAAACAATTGCTGGTGAAGCAGGACCTGGAGATGACAGATATTTAGTCGGTGCTGCTGTCTTAAACAGAGTTGCATCGAGTAAGTTCCCAAATTCTGTTAAAAGTGTAGTAACAGCAGGACAGGGGACAGCACATCCTCAGTTTGAGGGATACTTGGCAAATGCAAATGTTGATGCTGAGGTAAAGAAACTTATGTCTCCTGAAGGTCAGGCAAAACTTGTCGAAGCTCTTGGAAGATTAGACGGAAGAACTAACTTTAAGGGTCAAACACAACTACAGAATAGAGTTGCAGGCGAAGATCCTATGTTTGATACGAAAGGGAACTTCAGTCATCATTATTGGCAGAAGGGTCCAAATTCAGTCATGCCATCTGATTATGTTACACCAGATTTTCAGAGATTTATTAAGAAAAGTAATTCAGCGCTGACACCAACAGTAACTCCTCCCCCTCCATTGTTGGGATCTAACTTCCCTAGTATCAATAATCCTGGATTGTCTACGACTGATCAGATTTTAATGAAGACTATGCCTGAAATGTTTGCTGCTATGCAACAACTGAAAGCAGCAAATAATACATCAAATAATAGTGGTGGTAGCGATTTTGGAGTTAATGGATTCCTGCAACCTTTGACGGATGCAAATGCGTCACCATATACTCTACTTCATCTTGGAAGATTGGGACAAAACTAATGGGTAAGGACAAGAATAACAATAATGCTGCAGCATTTTTATATAAAAGTGTTAAGATCACCCTAAATGATGGTCCTAATAAAGGGAAAACTTATGAGATTGGTGCGCTTACAGCTGGTTTCACGTACTATGAAGATATTAATAAATCATTTCTTAGTGCTAACTTAAATATCAATGATAGTGGTATGAACTTGATTGGTAGTGGTACTGGTCCTATTACTGGTGGTGAATTAGTTGAGATTGAGATTGAAGGACCAGATAATGAAGACTATACCTATAAATTCAGAGTTTATAGAGTTGGTGATAGAATTCAAAGTGGAAAGATTCAGAACTATAACCTGGGTCTAATCTCTGAAGAAGCTCTTCTTGATCCTAAGACAAGAATACGTAAAAAACTAGAGGGGTTTGTTAACGAGATTGTTGAAGAATGTTTAGAAATTCTTGATACTGATAAAGATATTGTTGCAGATCCTTGTCTAAACAAGAAAAAAATTCTCCCTAAAAATTTGACTCCTCTTTCTATTTGTACCAGATTACAAGATATAGCGATTCCTTCTTCTAGTAAAGGAGGAAAGGGAAAAGGTGAAGGTGCTTCTACTAAGAATGGAAAATATTCTGAAGGAACTGCTGGATTCTTTTTCTACGAGAATGCTAATGGATTTAATTTTAGGTCTATTGATACTTTGATGGATGTTGAGAACAAACTGGGTCTTAATAAGGCAGGTGGAGGTAGTTCTATCAAAACATTCCAAGATTCTGCAGGTGATGAATCCGACACAAAATTGATTGATGTTAAGTTCACATCTGAAATAAATCTAATGCATGGACTAAGAACTGGTGCTTATGCATTACAATGTCAGTACTATGATTTTTCAACAGGAGAATATACAGAAAAAACCTTCTCTGCTAATAAATCATGGGACCAGCAAGCACATTTAGGATCACAAGATGAACTAACTCCAGGTCAGAAGTTCCTAGCAGACCGACCAACCAGGATTGTTTCTGCTATAATTGATAATGAGTCTTATTACAGTGGTCAGGATTCTGCTTTACCTGAAAATGGTAAGAATAATTATCCAGATTGGACTACAAGTACGCTACCACAATCGATATCAAGGAATTATCTCCTAAATACACAAGGACTGCAGGTTGTAGTCCCTGGTAATTTGCAATTGGTTGTTGGCGATATCGTCAGGGTACTTCTGCAAAATATGTCTACAGAAGAGGATAGAAGTGTCCAATCTGTTGATTCTGACCACAGTGGATTCTATCTCGTAACTGTATTATCTAGATTCTACAATACCACTGATAGACGAGTTACAACTATGTTAAGTCTCAAACGAGATTCATATGGTGTATTAGACATAGAAAACTAACTACCTAAAATAACAAACATGAAAAATATCGAAACCCATATTGCCAAGGACAAAGAAATCCTTGAAAACCCAACAACTTCTCCTCAACAGAGAAGACATATTGAAGGTGAACTTCATGAACTAGAAGTTTATGCAGAAAACCACAAAAAAGAAATTGAAGCGGGAGATCATCACGATCCCACTCCCCTGGAACTATACT